CCCTGCCATTGCTATAATGTATTTATCTCCATCTGAAAGAGGATCGAAGTGTAATGTCCGCTCTTGTGTTTGGAATGTCATATTCTTAATGCGGTTCTTGGACTTGGCCATTTTTAATTCCTTTCGCTGGTTATGTTGGGGTATAAGGGTTTTTGAAATGGACTTCTCCTTTATGCTAGCCGATGTTATTCCAGTTCTCTGGAATGGTTTGCCCAAGTCTTTCAGACTTTGGTTCTAGGTTATTTGTTGGGGCAGCAAGTCTTTTACCAATACTATCCTTGGTGACATTCATATACATAAGATGTCTGTTATTTTGTATATCAAAATCGTGACGTAAACTTCTTATCATAAAATTACCATTATATAACACATCTAATTTTTCATTCTCTGTAGATTTATATGCGCCTGTGTTTGGAATCTTTAATTCAATAATATCCCCAACTGAGACTGTGGTATTACCGACAACATCAAGACTTAACTGCAAGGCAGATTCTAGCATAGACATCTGTGATCCTCTGGATTGTAATACTTCAGATGATCTATTTGCGGTGAAAGAATATTGATTGAAATCGTCCTCATAACTCTCGTCTGTGTTAAAACCTACTGTGGGTTGAAGATATTGTTTTGATGGAAATGATGATACATTTTTTCCATCTTTTGTGAGACTAAGTGTATTCACTAAAGGGTACGCCTTTTTGTATTTACCAAACAGGTCAATGTGTCTCTCATTATCAAAATTGTCAATATAGTTATATGTATGTTTTTGGTAACTTTTAGAAATAATGTCATGGACAATCAATTCAGAAGAATATATACCTGTAGTGTAGTTATAGATGGTATCAGGTGAGCTTGTTATTCTATAGTTTTCTATTGCAGATAACTCTTGAATAATATCCCGTACACCATCTTTAGTTCTAGTGCCAGGAATAGTGTATTCGTATGTCATAACTGGCGCCTTAGAATACATGTTGCCAAGAGTCCTAAAATTAAACCCACGAGTGTTCTCAAAAAACATATATGTCGCATCATTATATTTCTTTGAGACTGCATTTTTTGTAGCCATTCCTATTACTCCGAATGGCATAATATTTGGTGCAATTATCTTTTTACTGTCAACACTAGGTTCATTGTAAAACTTCTTGGCACTATCCAAATCATTTCTCAACATTGTCTCAACAATATCAGAATATGTTCCAACTAGGGTTCTTCTAACCCTTGACCTTTGGTTTACTACAAACTCTCTTGATACAAAATTTAACATTGATGCTTGAACACCATTACCAATTTCACTCCTATCACTAAGGCTGGTGACCATAAAGGAGTTATCAGTATAGTCCATAATATTATCCTCACCGCTCAGTGATGGTGTTGCAATTTTAAGTTTTAAATACTCCTGACCAATGATAGGACCAAATGATGCTAAATTAAATGCATCTTGCATTATCAGATTTCCAGTTAATGAATCTTCGTTTATATTTTCAAATATAGTGAGGGCAATGATGGATGCCTTTAACCCCACAACTTTTCCCGTTGACAGAATTAAGTCAGCCTGAAGAATGTTAAACTCACCGCCACTTTTAAGCCCTGTTAATGCCACTTAATTAATCCTCTGTATCACGGACAAGTCTTCCAAACTCCTCAACGAATTGTTCTAGATATTCTGGGTCTAGGAGTCGTATCCTTCTAATTTCATCCTGTTTTGATTCTTCGTATTCTCTATTTGTAATCAATACTGCATCAAAGATTGTATCACCATCAGCATCTACATTACTAAGACCAATATTAATCTTTACATCGGTGTCACCTGATGTCTGATTAATCTCGTAGTGGTGTGTTGCATCAACATTGTCGTAAGTATCTTCTAAGTGTGCGAAAAACTGCCGGTTGTTCATTGGCCACTGATGATACCTGTCAGTGATATTATTGACAAGTAGAACAACCCAATGGTATCCTGACTCACCATATAATTTATCAGCAATCATCTCAGGTGTCTCGCCATTCCTAATATCATGGGTATCAAAGAGAGATGATACTGCTTTTGCTTTGTTGTGCAACGCTACTCTTTTAAGAAGGTGTGTTACAACCTTGTAATCATCATTACCAACAGAATCATACACGATAAGAGGGAATTGGGAAAAATACATCTTAATACCCCTCGTTAATTTTGTTTCTGTCCATAATTTCTAGTTCTTTGAAGGATAGAACAATAACTGTTTTCTGGGGTGGAGGTCCGTCACCATCTTCATTATTATATGTGACGAACTTGTCACCACCATATGTAACATCCATCTTTTCTAGATAGCACTTTCCTATTCTGTTGAGATAAGAATTCTTTTTATTTACATGCATATAGGCAATTTCAAAAACATCAGGAATATTCATCTCTCTTGTAGATGATGCCACTCTGAATGTTGGTGTCATACCTTCTTTAAATTTCTGAACGATAGCTTTTACTGTTTTAGATTCTTTTTGGTTCTTTGGGATAAAGGTGAACGTGAAAGAAAAATCCCTTCTACCAATACCCCTAAACATGAGCTCCGTTCTAGGAGATATAATGGTGCCAGTTTCAATTGCTATTAAATCCTTTGCGCCAGGAATGATTGCGTCTATCCCTTTTACTGCCATTTGTTTTAGAGCAGTACCGACTGTACCGGCGGCAGAACCTACAGCGTCCATGACACCAGAACCAGATTGTATATCCTTGATAATTCCAGCTATTGCTTCACTCATTGCACCAATTGGCGCCTGTTCATAGTCCATCGAATAGGATACGTTTACTGCTGGAGGCATATACAACCCTATCACTGTCCCGCTTTTTGGGATGTTTCTACGAGCGAGCGTTAAGCTCGTACCTGTTTGACCACTTTCCTCTGCAGCTGCCAAATCGGCCTTTGCCTGAAGCTTCTTTGTTGCATCTGTGTCAATATCGTCCACGCCGAACACATTGCGCTTCATTACGTTCTCAACCTTCACTGAATTGATTATCGGTTTCAGCGTTGCACTGGATATAGAATATCCAGTAAAGAGGATGTAACTTGCTTGATGTGCGTTCATCCCAACATCTTCTGGATAGAGAAGAATCAATGGGTCTTTTATAAAACCAGTACTAGTCTCTGCACGAGAACTGCTGGAAGATGAACCACCCAACCCTGACCTTAGACTACCAGCAACTCCACTGACAAAACTTGATGCTGCTCCAGCTGCTGCGTTCCTTGCAATGTTTACGAAACCATCTCTTAATGCCATGTCTAAATATCCTTATATACTCTAGTGGAACTATTTATAACACATGTCATACAAAGGTCGATACACACCAACCAAACCCCAAAAATATAAGGGTGATTCACGAAACATAGTTTATCGTTCTCTCTGGGAACGTAAGTTTATGGTGTATTGTGATACCAGCAGCGCCGTTATTGAATGGGGTAGTGAAGAGATCATTATACCCTATTTATCACCCAAGGATGGTCGCTTTCACAGATATTTCCCAGATTTCTATATTAAAGTTAAGCAAGCTGATGGAACTATTAAGAAGATGATTATTGAGGTCAAACCCAAGGTGCAGTGCAAACCACCCAAGGAACCCAAGAGGAAAAATAGACGGTGGATGAATGCGGTTATGACATACGGTGTAAATGATGCTAAATGGAGATATGCGACTGATTGGTGTGCAAATAACGGCATGGAGTTTAAAATATTAACTGAAGATCATCTAGGAATATCTTATAAATAGTATTATGGCAAGAGCTCCCAGTAAGTATATGCAAGCAGTTAAGGATGAGGCGAAAGGTCGCCCAAAGTCAACTGCATGGTATAGAGAAAAGATTAAAGAGTTTGGTACACCAAGTTCATTAGACCTCTTACGAGATGGTAAGCGGAATAATAAACCATTCTATGGTAAGCTTAATATGTTTATGTATAGTCCAAAATTTAAATCAACTCTGCCATACTATGATACCTTCCCTTTGGTGCTACCATTAGAGATGTATTCAGACGGGTTTCTTGGTATCAACTTCCATTACCTACCCATTCCATTGAGAATGAAGTTGCTTGATAAGTTAGTGGATTATTCTAATAATACCGCATTTGATGAGTCAACAAGACTTATAGTTGATTATAGTAAATTGAAAAGTTTACGCATTATCAAACCAACCCTACACAGATACCTTGCTGGATACACTAAGTCACAGTTTCGCAGGATTGATGCAGATGAATTTACAATCGCAACGCTCCTACCTGTGCAAAGATTTAAGAAAGCAGGTGAATCAGCTGTGTGGAAAGATTCAAGGGCAATGATCTAATGGCAGTAAATCCTTTATTCTCAGAAGCAACAGCATTTGGTGTTCTTAACAACTTCCTATCTGAATTCCATAATGACAACGGCTATGCCCTACCTAGTCGTTATGAGGTTATTATAACCCCCCCACCTAAGCACCCAAACCCAAACGCTGCGAAGAAAGTAGATATGCGGGTTGAGGCATTAGATATGCCGGGTAGAGCACTCAACACTTCACCAGATTCTAATATGTACGGTATTGCACCAGAAATTGTTGATGGAATTACATTTGCCGGGCAAATATCTTTAACCATACAAACAAGTAGTGATCTAGAAGAAAGAGTATTCTTTGAGTCATGGCAAGAACTGGCATGGGATAGGTCAACGTGGAATGTTGGTTACTACAAGGATTATATTGGTACAATGGATATCTATGTTTTAGATATTAATAATAATAGACGTTATGGAGTTAGAATATTTGAGTGTTTTCCTAAAGAAGTTGGGCCAATACCTCTGGATTACGCTAAAGCAGCAGAAATTATCAAAACACCAGTAACTATGGAATATAAGTATTGGGAGACACTTAATATTAACAATCAACCACCTAGCCTTTTAGACAAGGTTTTTGATACAGTGATTACAGGTGCAGAGAGATCAATTAATGCGAACATACCAAAGGTGTTGAGCAGATTATTATAAAGGATGAATAAATTATGGCATTACCTAAACTAAAAACACCAGAATACATACTAACACTACCATCAACACAGGAGGAAATTAAATTTAGACCATTCTTGGTTAAAGAACAAAAAATCCTGATGATTGCTCAAGAATCAGGAGATGAAAGACAAATTGCTGATGCTATGACTAAACTAGTATCTGGATGTACATTTGATGTTGTTGATGCAAATGTTAATCCAATGTATGATATTGAATATGTTTTTCTACAATTACGGGCGAAGTCTGTTGGTTCAAAGGTAAAATTAAAACTTCTATGCCCAGACGATAAAGAAACTTATGCCGAGGTTGAAATTAATTTAGAAGATATTGGTGTGCAGATGAGTGTAGAACATTCTGCCGTTATTGATTTGACAGATGATATTAAGATTAACTTTAGATATCCTATACTCAAAGACATTGAAGGTATGAGTGGAGGCACTAATGAAATTAATAAAATGTTTCATTTAGTTGATAAATGTATTGTGAGTGTTGAAAGCGGTGATGAAACAACACATAGAATTGATATGACAAACGAGGAAATTGAGGAGTTTATTGATTCATTCAATACAAAACAGTTACAAGATATTATGAAATTTTTTGAAACAATGCCAAAGGTTCGGCATGTGGTAGATGTGGTAAACCCTAAAACGAAAGTAAAAGGCGAAGTACTACTGGAGGGGTTAGAAAGTTTTTTGGGATAGCGCTGTCACATGACAGCATAGGAAATTACTATAAAACAAATTTTTCTATGATGCAACATCATAAATATAGTTTGACCGAATTAGAAAATATGATGCCTTGGGAACGAGAGATATATATTGGTTTGTTGATAAATTATTTGGAAGAAGAAAAAGCAGAACATGACAAACAAGAGAGAAAAAGTAGGAGTTAATCAAATGGCTGAAGAAGAAATCAAAGCATCAGGTTACCATCCTGCCGATACAAATGGTGACGGTAAGGTTAGTCCTAACGAACAAGAGATGCATCTTGAGTTCAAACGCAGAGAACTTGAGGATGCAGACGCAATGCGTGATGCACAACGCACTATGGCATGGTACTCACTTGGTGGTATGCTAATGTATCCCATTATCGTAGTTCTTGCAACAATCTTCAATATGGATCAAGCAGCAAAGATTCTTGGTGATATGGCGGGAGTATACTTCATTGCGGTTGCTGGTATCGTCGCAGCATTCTTTGGCGCTCAAGCAATGACAAAAAAGAAATAAGGAATAAGTTATGGCTGATGAAATAAGAAAAGGTCTTAAAGAGGTTGCTTCTCTGATAGTTGCAACCAATAAAAAGTTAGATGAAGCTAATGATACCGCTCTTGCCGACACTAGTACTGAAATTAGTAAATCAGTAACAGAAAATACTACAGCGATCAATGATTTAAGTACAAATTTAGCCGAATCTACCAAAAATACTCGTAGTGTCACTGAAAATATAACTACTTCTGCGTTTAGAGCATTTTCATCAGATCAAGATTCAGTTCGCAAACTTCAAAAAGAAGAAATTGATGAAAGAAAAAGAGCAAATGAAGAACTGAAACAAAAAATAGAAGAGCAGGGTGGGTTAGCAAAAGATAACTCAAAATACGTTAAAGAATCTTATGAAATACAAAAAGAGGAATTCAAACTAAGAAAAAGAAACCCTAACCTGAGTCGTGCTGCTCAGAGTGAAATAGATGATGAGGCTAAGAAGGCAGCAAAGGAAAATCGGAAAACTGGTGGCCTTATGCAAAAAATGGCTGGAAGTGTATTAAATAGTGCCAAGAATGTAGGAAAGACGGCGCTGATGGGACTATTCGGTATTGCAAGCGTGTTGGGTCTTGGAGCATTCTTAATTGGACTTAGTTTGTTTATGAACAGTCCATATTGGGGCAAGACTGTGAAGTGGTTTAGTGAAGTAGGAATTCCTAAACTAGAGAAGATTTATGATTACCTTACCAACATAGGCGAAGGGTTTGGAGGTATGGAGACTACCCTTTTGGCATTATCAGCAATGTTTGCGGTTGGCGGCGTATTTCGCTTATTGTTTGGAAAAAAAGGAAAGGTTGGGGTAATAATTGCAGCCATCACGGCTGCAGCTGCATGGTTTGGCTTAGAGATACCTGTGGACAGCACGCCAACCAGTGACGGCGACGGCGCCCCCTCGGCGGGGTCAGGGG